ATGCTTGATGTGACCCCATACCCTTATCGTATGGATAACATTCTCTTTCTCCCGGATAGCAAAAATATTTACAATGGCCGGCAGATAGATAATATCCGTCAGGCTCTTGTGAATGATCCTGATGTGACAAGATGGTTGTACCTTGCAAGAAAACATTTTGAAATCTTAAATACAGGTGATCTGGCTAATCAACATGGGCATATTGAACTAGCTCCAAAAATAGCTAAAGAATACAGCAAAATCATGGAAGAAATCGAAAGGCTGGGTTCTCGACTAAAACGTAAGTATCCATAACGAGTGTACTTGCAATACCATTCGAAATGCTGAAACAACTCATTAAACTGGATTACCTCCAAAATATTTCTGAGGTAATCCAGCGGCGAAATGAACATAAAAAATCTCAAAAAATATAGTTAAAAAAACAAAAAAAAATCTTTAAGCCTATACGCTTCAACCGTGAACGCAGAGATTTATACATTTCCTCTCTGCATTCACATTGCATCTGCCATGTATCTGAAAAACCTACTTTTTCTTACTATCCATATCACTAAAATCAATTTCAATAGATTGAGCATCAAATCTCACATCCGTTTCCAGCACAACACCTTTTCTATTTATAGGTGCTGAATTTTCCTTTTCCTCAATCAAACTTAAGGACATGTATGCGTCGAATTCATTTATTTGTCTAAATATTTCATCTCCAAGTTTCTCAATACCTCCCCACAGTCGAGACTCTTTATCATCTAGGGTTCGCAAATGCATATTTATATTATTATGGAATTGACGTAAAAGCTGAATGAAGCTAGTGACCTTCCTCTCAAGTTGTCCTTTTGCAATGAGGATGTTATCAATTTGTTCCTCTTGCCGCCTATCTTGTAATATTAGCTCTCTATTTTTGAGAATTAGCGCTGTTGTTTTTGCCTCCAATTTAATTAATTCTGTTTTAAAAGCCAACTGACTTTCAATGGTTTTAGTAATTTTAGTATTAAAGTATTCCTCGTTTTGAGCCCTTTCATTTTTATAGATATGTATAACCCTATATAACATATCCAGCTTTACTTGATTTAATTTCCTGACAACCTCCTGCCATTTATTCGCCTCAATCTTTACACGTTCATTAATTTCTTTATTTTTATTATAACGCTCAGAGACAGAAGAAAGCCACAATGAAAACATTGCAATTATTGGGTAGACTAATTGCGCCACATCATCTGCAGCGTTATAAGACTTCAACACCCGGCTTGCAATAAACGTCATACTTCCAGACACTATATAAAGCACTAAAGTAATAAAATTCATAATTATTACCTTTAGTTCATTGTATCTTCAAATAAATAATCATGTTTTATATCATGCTTTCTTAAATAACGACTAAATGCAGTTGGTGCATTCTCTAAAAATCTCAACATTATCCATAGGCTAGGTTTGAAATCTTCAAGAGAACAATTTTCAGCAGGGGTATAAAACTCAGTTTTTAAAGAAATCCTCAGTTCATCATCCCTTTCCTGGGGCAGGTTAGTAACCTTTATCCCAATAACCGTTCTATTATAAGCATCAATTAATTTTAACAAATCGCATTCATCAATAGAGCTTTCAACTTTTTCATAAATAAAATGAATAGCCAGACTAATGGAATAGGAAACAGCACGCTTAGAAGTAAAGTAGTTTATTGAGTATGTTCCATCATTTGGATCGGAAGAGTAATCAAAATTCCCAACAGCTGTATAACCCAACTCATCCTTCTTTAAAAGTCTGCCTTCGTCAATATCAGTAACACCATCGATTGTTTTCAATACATTATAAAGATCAGAGCGTTCAGACATTACAAAACCTTTAATAAATAGTTTAATTCAAAAACAAATTATTCTTACTGCAATCAGCAGTATATCATCAATTAATTAAAAAAACCTTGATTTTAAAAAAAGAGTAGCTATTCGCATAGCGTGGATCCTCTCATGATTGAACGATACTAAAACATAGCAACAATCACCCTGTTAACGATAACCAGTGACGCGAAATGATACTTATAAATTAGCACCACCCTATGTAACGAGATTGATGGTTTCCTATAGAATACCAATCTTCACTTTGAAGCAACTGTAACTTAGAGCGCGTTCTGCCAAAAATCCCCACTGGCAGCGCCAGTGGGTGACAACTTTTGACAACTCAATCTGAACGCCAGCGTCCGGGCAAACCAGAACAGCGATCTGAAAGAGGCTCGAGGATGGTTGCAAAGGGGGAGTGCTTGACACCTCCCCTTCACGAGTTCGTGTACCTGAAGTTTTCTGAAGCGGTAGCGGTTGACACTTTCCCCCTAGTTTTCCCTAGTAAGGCATAACAAACCAAAACAGGCTGACACCTGCCCTGCTTCGCATCAGGATTAACAAAAGCTAATAGCCAAGGCTCAACAAATCTCAAAGCCAGCCCTTTACACTTCTGCTGCGGCTGTTGTGCGTGAGCGTTAGGATCCGTTAGGTGGGGTTGACACTTTTCCCAGTTTCTCGCGAAAAAGTGTCAAGTTTGAGGGGCTGGGGGGTTTACAGTTTTTCGCTGTCCAGCAGGTAGAGTGACATTAAACCAGTTTTGTTCCAGTCATCCAGCGTATCGGGGTGCATTGTGGCAACGTAAGCCAGCTCAGAACGAAGAAACCGTAAAGCGCCTGCTGCACGGTCTTTGCCATAGAAGCTGTGGGTTTCTTCATCCGGCCGGAAGAGAATCAGCAGTTGCTCTGCTGGCTCGTGCTGAACATCAAAACCCAGCTCAGCGGCTGCTGCTTCTATTCGCTGGCCAGCATCAATATCAGCCGGCAGCTCTTTCCCGCCGTCATGCCCCCATACCCACGCGGCGGCCTGCGCCCACGTCATTTCAGTTTGGTGTTCGCCAGCACCAGCAGAATTTTGTTTAGCCTGCGATGCTTCGACATCCACCTTATCGCCTGAAATTACAATTTTACCGCGGGCTATCCAGCCGTAAACAGTTTGCCGGCTGACGCCCATATGCCTGGCGTAGGCTGATTTACTTAATAGCATCGTGATGTTTCCCTCCGGGCAGAAAAAAGCCGCCCTCAGGCGGCCTGCTTCTCTTCTGAATGTGTCTGCCGCTGGCTGCCTTTGAGCATCGCGCTGACATGTTCGCTTAACTGATCAAGGCCGGTCATGCGGGGCAGAACTTCTGATGGATCGTCGTTCTTCCCGTAAACGAGATTGTTATACCAGGTTCGGACAGCTGTAATTTGTGCGACGTCCTTCCTTACCGCGTCGACCAGATCGGCAACCGCGTTAATCACCTGCCCGTTCTCTGATGCAATACGGGAGAAGCCGAGACGTTTTAGCTGTTCCGTATCGAGTCCCGAACACACAGCGTGCGCCCTTAGTAAGGCGTCCGCCAGCTCCTGATGCTTTCCACTGTGCATCGACAGCAGCATTTTTTCCTGGCTGCGGCGATCCAGTCGGGCGAATGCCTGGCGCATTTCACTGTCACGCATGAATCCCTGAACATCATCAGATGCCAGTGGATTAACCGGAGCGAGCTTGTTCTTCAGGTAATCGAGAATGTTTGCGGCCTGCTCGCTTACGGCTGCCACCCCGCGGGTAAAGTCTTTGAGCGTGTCCGGGTTCCGGGCTTCACCTGCCCTGCGGTTTTTTGCCTGTTCGTTCAGATCGGGATCGTTGCGGATAACGTCCAGCAAATCCGCCTCAGCTTCGGCCTGCTGCGCCGTTGTCCTCAGGCTGGTGAGTTCGCCCGCCATACCACGGAATAAAGCGGCCATCTGAGTATTTGGCGCAACAACCTTACCGGCATAACCTGCCAGCTCGATACTGTGTTTCCCTATCTTGATTGAGTAGCTCACTGGCCAGCCTCCATTTTTGACAGCCCTGCATCAAATACCTTGCGCGCAACAGCATGGATTGACGGCGCGATCCCCATGCCCGACTTCTGGCGTTCCCTCTCCTGAATGGTTTTCAGAGCCTGAATCTGCTCCCCGTTCAGCAGAACGGGCTTAACGTTAACCTTGCTCATAATGCCCCCTGTTATAGCGACCGTTAAAGTTCCATTAATCGCAACAATCAATTCATTGGTTGCGATTTATGAAACGATATTAATGAAATAGCAGGGGTCCACAACGTGAAAAGAGTGGATGCGTTTTAAAGAATTTGCCCTCAAGGTATACATGGTGTTCATAAAGGCGATAAATTACAGACAAAACAATAAATTAACCTATGAACACCGGTCTACATACAGGGGTTACAAGTGTTCATGGTGTTCATATTTCTGTTTACTTTATGAGCACATATTTAAAGTGACCTATGAACACTATGAATACCCTATGAATACCTTACACGAAGGTGTTCATAGTCAATCTTATTGATTTTATTGAACTTTAATCAATCAATGAACACTATGAACACCTTTCGCCATATTTAGCTAAACATTCATCTTTTTTCCTCAGCTAACGGGTGCGCCTGCGGCAGCCAGTCCTCCGCACTCTCTGAAAGTTCGACGTTCGTCACCACGCCGCGGGTCTTTCTCTCCTTGCGGTACTCGTGATTAAACTCCCGCATGGCGCTTTCCATTCCCTCAGAGAATTTATTCAGCGTCAGCGGCTTGTCGAAACCGTTCGCCTCAAGGAACTTCAGATAAGCGTGATAGAGGTACATGCGGGGGCGATGAGGCGGGTTACGGTTACCCACCAGCATTCCCACGCAATCAGCCAGGCGCTCCAGATGCGCGCAGAAGGCATATAGCGGATCCGTTTTCTGCTTTACCTCCAGTGCTTCTTCGCTGTTCCGTTGCTCCAGCAGCAGCGCCCGCGCTTTTTCCGGATCCGCAAAGTTCGCCAGCAGCCGGCGAACAACCACCGGAATTTCAGCGGATATCTTTTCTGCCAGGTCGGGATCCTTATCCTCTTCGCTGACGCGCCGGTTAAACTGGAAAATTACGCGGCGCCGGGAAACGCCGCCGGCACGTTCGGTGAAAATCATCGGCGTGTTGTTCGTGGCCACAACCACCGCCCGCAGAACGGCGGTGTACTGGTGCTCGTGTTTCGGGTCTATCTCCACCGCATCCCCGCCGGTAATTGCCTTTATCCCCGTGCCCTCTCCTGAATATTTGGGCTGGTCAGGAAGCGTTATCATGCTCTTGCCGACGAACTGCGCCCGCCCGCGTGCGCTGTCGAGCGCCGCCATGTTCCCGCTGGCGGTGTTATGCGCGCCGGCCAGCATCGTGGCGATATGGGTAAAGACGCTTTTCCCGCTGCCGCCCTCCCCGGTTATCTCGAGGAACAGTTGCCAGTCGTACCGGTTCGCCAGCACCATAAAGAGCGCTGCAGCGATGCGCTGCATCTTAATTGCGTCTCTATCTGATGCGTAACTTAGCCACTTATGGAAGTTCGGCGCGTGGTCGCGGAGGTTTTCGCCCGGCACCGCCGGCGTGTAGGTCACGCCGTTATGGTTGGTCAGCCAGTTATCCTGGCTGTGTTCGGAGAAAATGCCGGTTTCCATATCGTAAACACCGTTTGCAAAGGGGATCAGGCTGCGCCGCGGCTCCCCCATTACCGGGATAACAATTTTCAGGGCGTCGATAACGTTGTTGATCGCGCGCTTGCTGAAGTTGGTTTTGTTCTCGTTGTAGATAGCCACCATTTCGCGGCTCAGCTCGAGCAGTGACGTTTTCTCCCAGATGCCGGCGCGGTAGACGTACACGCTTTCGCTGTTTTCATTAATCGCAATGCCGGTGTAACGCGCCGCCAGTATGAGCGCCTTTTCGTTATCAGCCAGGTCGCGGAGGTTTACATCCGTCAGCGGTTTGCCGATCACCATGCTTTTGCCGGCTTCCGCATCGGCTTTGAGGCGCGGCAGCTGCGGCGTCCAGTCCTCCAGAAGCTGATAACTTTCAGAGTAGAATTGCGCGCGCTCCACGCCGGCCACCGCCAGCTTTGTAGCGAGAATGGTTATCTGCCTTTCGGTCAGATGCCCACCGCGGCAAACCCGGGCATAGAGCCGGCCATCATCAACAATGCGGATATTCTCCAGCTCCGCCAGCTGCTTTTTATCCAGCACAACCGGCGGCACCGTGTCGCCAATCGGGTTCATTTCCTGCCATGCTTTGGCGAACGTCCAGGCATCAGCGCCGGCAAAGATAATTGACTCCTCCATGAGATCCGCCGGCTGCTTTTTAAGGTTTGGTGCATTCTTCATTTTCTGTTCCCTCGCTCCCTGATGATTTCCCGCATAACCCGAATTCGTTCGATGCCCTGCACCCGCATAATCCGATCGATATCTCTTCCACCGGTGCCCGGCGCGGAAGAAACAAATTCAAATTCCCGCACCAGTCTTTCTGGCGTGCAAAAACACGGTGAGCTGTACCCTTCGCGGCAATATGTCACTCTGTCGAATCGGTAACTTTCGATAATTACCAGGTTGCCACGACTGTCCTTCCATTTATCGCCCGGCCTGATTTCAGGGTGAGCGCGGCCACCAGCAGCTAAGCCGGAATTTTTAATCGTCATATTTTTTACCTCACGCCGCTGGCGGGATTACCTGATAACCAATTTTCCTCAGAAAGCGCGCGGCACTCTCCACCGTAAAAATGATCTCGTCGTCCATAAGGGGGCGCATCGACTGAAGACCATTTGACGTGTCCACCAGATAGCGGCCGCCGGCCGGGAAACTGAAAACGTTTTTGCCGTCGGCCCGGCGAACCAGATCGTAAACAGGAGTCATAATTTCTCCTCCCCGTCCCTTAATGACTGGCGGGCAAAACAATATCGCGCGCTATTTAATTGCTCAGATACGTGCTCGAGAAAAGCGCCGAGACGGCAAATCGGGATAACCATTGTCATACAGATACCTCCATGGCCAGACGGGATTGAATGGCGGAGGCCTTACTGCCTAACTGGAGGTAAGTTCGGGTGATTGCCGGGTTACTGTGCCCGAGCATTTCAGAGGCGACCAGCAAGCCCTGTTCGCCGCCGGCGGACATGAGATTAAAGGCGGCAATTTTGCGGCTGGAGTAGGCACTCAGGCGCAGACGCGTGTTTACCACTCGGGTAAACCACACCATTACGTTATGCAGTTTCTTCCAGATTGTCTGGCGGCTCACGCTACCTTCCAGAGACTGGCAGCGATTACTTTCAATCTGGCTGCGGGAAAATACCAGGTCGTCACCGATAAGATTGCGCTCCATGCGTTCGCGCAGTCGTTTGATGATGCCCGGCGGCAGCTGTTTGGTGTCGTGCTTCACTTCAGCCTTTGCCACCAGCTCAAACACGATCGCCTGTTCTTCTTCCGTCATGCCGGCGGCCAATTCGTCGCAGCTCACGCTATCCCAGTGCATGTACCCAATGTGATCGCCAGCAAGCCGGGCAGCGTCCTTGCGCTGCTGGCGAACAATCTCGATCCCCTTCCGGGTAGCTCTGGCTTCCGCTGCTTTCGTCTGCTTAGCTACGATGATTGTGGCAATGCCGGTTTCCCAGTTGATGCAGGAGTAACGGAAGTTGCACACGTCGCTGGTACGCCAGCCGGTAACGGTCGCAATATCCCACCAGAGTAAAACCCAGTCCGGCTGGGTCTGCTGGATACGTTCGCGCAGTTTGCGCTGCTCTTCCCGTTCGTAAACGGGGGTCATGGTGCGGGTGCCTTTCGTGGTAGTGGCTTTTACCACGTTGCCGCGCAGCTCGCGGGCTTTAGCTGTCAGGGTCTGGAGGTTAAACATGGCTACCTCCCAATTTCGCAACATCCAGTTCAAACGCGCCGCTGCTGTACTGATATAGCGAACATTCAGAGCGAATTTTGGCGGCAAAGATAAGATCCCAGCGGGAATAAAACTCGCGGGCTTCTTGCTCACTGTCGGCAACGATGCGGATAACAACGGGAGTGCAGGTCCGGCCTTTCGGCGTACCGAGGAAAAGCCAGGTGAATTTGGGCAGTTTTTGGGTTGGGGTAGTAGCCATATGGCAGCCTCCTTTTGCTTACTGGAGTCACCACCTGAGTTCTCACGCTCATAAAGGGTGGTGACACTGACGGGGGTGAGAATACCGGTGCAAAAGGATACCGGCCAGCCTTTCGGCTGCCCCGCCAGCGCCACCATAGATTCGACGCGGATCTTCCCCGCTGAATGAAGATGTACTGGCTTTACGACACAAAAAAAGACGCTATAGGCGTCTGGTATCGCCTTTTGCTTATCCGGGTTCTCACGCCCGACACCAGATTTTGCTGGTGCTTTTAAAGCATACCCTTCAGTTGAATAACAAGGCAAGGAGTTTTTAGGATGAGCGAAGCCCTGCCCCAGACGGGCATAATTGTTCTTCATGGCATTAACCTTTTCGAATTGTTTAGTGAGCTGTCGCGACAAACTTATTCTGCGAGATCCGAAGTGCAAACTCTCGCAAATTATCTCTGCTCACGGAATCTCAGTTCGTTTGGCTGCGTGACGATTCAATGCGCTCACTAATCCATTCATCAATTTCGCTTTCAATGAAAGCGATTGCTCGAGTACCAATCTTTATGGATGAGGGGAAACGTTGCTCAGCCATGAGTCGATAGATCCAAGCCTTGCTATAGCCGGTTCTGCGCTGAACTTCAGGTAAGCGGATAAGGGATTGGGACATATATACCTCTCGAAGTCTAATGTGGTCTACGAGGTATATTTCAGCAAAAACATGCGGGTAGTTGTGGAAGTCACGGTAAATCAGTTGGAAGCAGCGCCTCCACTGAAATAGAAGTACGGCCAGAAGTTTTAGAACCTGAGGATCGTCTTTTTGGAAATCCTTACGAGCTATTTGGAAGCGTATGTATTCAGAGCTTCATTAATTAGCATAGTCAATGCCTTATCTGTCACATCGATGCCATCGCCATGCTCCAATATGCTTCTTGAAGCACTTCTAGCAACTTCGGATTTGTTCAAATTTTTACCGCGAACATATTTGCCACCTGATTTTTCAAGCGCAATAGCCATTCCAGCGATCAGTTTTAACGCTGTATCTTTACCAGCAAAGTCGCCCCACCCGCTTCGTAAAGGCTGGTACTTTTCGCTAGAGCTATCTGGATCACATCCAAACCAACTATCTGTAGCTGATTTTTCTTTAACAGCCCAAGGCCAAATATCATTGGAATAAAAATCAGCTCCAGTGATATCTCCGCCAGGTGAGCTAGACCATGTTCTCTTGGGATGTAGTTCTTCAGCGTTTACAGCACTCAAAATTATCCTCAAGTAACTGGAAGCAATGTTGTAGATCTCAGGAGGGAATTTAGCTTTCAACTCATCTAAGCGTGAACAACTGTACACGCCAGCCATAGCCATTGCAGCCTGCTCAGCAGTGACCACACGTTGTCGGCGAAGATGATGGGGCATGTTGAGGATGTTTTCTCGCATAAAAGCTTCCTGCTAACGATAGTCTACAGAAGTCTACTACTGTCAATTAGCACTGTCTATACATACAGTTAAGCGCTTTTTCCAAACGTTCCATGCACTAAATTTTCGCCGTTTTCCAACGCTTCCATATAGTCGGCATACCACTGAAGCATTTCACGCCGGCCGTCTATGTACTGAGCGTGGTTGTACGTCCCTCGAATAGAGTTTTTATCGACGTGTGCCAGCTG